AGATCTTTGTTAATCAAATCGGCTATCTCTGAGGTGTTCATCCCGTGAACAAACGCAGGAATGAATTTCTTGAGAGAGGCGAAGATAGGCTGTTAGACGGCCCCATGAAGAGCATATCCAAAAGATTTCGGAACGCAAATGTTCCTAGGTCTTGATGAGTGCTCAAATTCAGGGGTAAGAAAGGTGCTCGTGTACTTTTCACCACTTTTGACCATTGTTGTAAAACCTCCACGTGAGAAATTACCTGAATGCAAAGCTGTAATGATCTTCGTGTAATAGCTTTGACTCTTTGCTGGTGAGTCGAAGGTTTTCGAGTAGGAAGAAAGAGGTTCAACAACAACATCATCCGCTATTTTCTCGAACAGGCCTTGATATTCGGTCATGAATGCGTCGAACTGGAGAATGTGCCGACCTTGAGGTTAGGTCATAGGAGCAAATTACCTGTGAGCAAAAGCATGCCATCCATTGACTATGGACTTGTGGGACCACTCGAAATCACGGATCTGTTATCCAGTCTTGGAGCAAATGACTGTGTGACCAGTTTGAACTGCGGCTTAGCAGTCCATATCTAGAGGAACACAGAAGCCACGAACGATCTAAGTCATCGCTTTCGTAGATGCCCATGCTGAGTAGATTCGCATATTGTCCATGAAGTTGCCAATGCAGTGGTCTCTGTCCAAAAAGTCGTGAGGCAAGAATTTCTTCTCCTGATAGTACGAGGAGTCAAGCTCAGTTTCAGTAGCTGACCATTTTACCTTCGGAACGGGTTCGACCTCTTCCTTGTAGTTGTAAAACTAGTGGTCTAAGATCTGGTCTGCTTGTCTAGATAGGGCCAGTTCAGTAGCCTTCTCGTATCCATTGATGTGCCTTTCATCTACGTAGATGGACTGACGTGCACTCATAACAGGTACAGTGAAGCGTGTAGAGACGGGTCGCTAGTGAGCGGCACCTTCTTTACGGAAAAGAGTGTAGTTAAACACACTAAGGCCTCTGGTGATCTGGTAGGGGGCTGAGTCATCCATTATTTGCGCAACTAATCTCTCTATGGGTTGAGTCGACTCTAGAGGGTAGAGATAGTTGTCAGGTAGCTGATTATTCTGTCGCTGCAATCTTACAATAATTAAAATGCAACGTTCGAACTTCGTCATGAACTGTAAAAACAGTGACGGGATCAGATGCCTAAGCTCTATGGAGAGGGAGGTCAGTACTGCTGAGGTAGCGAAAGCTGACGTAAGAGTAGGGTCTGAATCTGGCTTGAGGTTCTTAAGTTCTTTTTAGGCCATCTTGGACCATTTAAGAAGTTAATCGTTCTTCCAACACTACTAAACATTGACACCGGGGTCAAGTCTTGTAGGGAGGGTGAGCTTATTCGTAAAATCGGAAAGCTGGCAGGTGTCATAAAACCACGTGGCAAAACCGCTTGGATAATGGTTCTGTGGTTCTCTCCAGTGTACTGCCTTATGCTCATAGACAATACCGCTTTCTCTAGTCAACATTTCGATGTTGTTATCTCTAACCGTGTAAGAGCCTTCTCCGAGGGGAAGGTCGTATGTGCCCTGATAGGGATGGAAGTTAATACCCGTTACAAACACTTTGCTAGTATCATATCCAGGGACAGGTATCTGTCGGGGGTGGAAATAATAATGGCAATCGAAGAAAAAGAAAACCGTCTGTGCCTCAGTGATGAGGAGTAAGGCGTTAGCGGCTCTAATGACTTCTATGACATCTTGTAGGAGTCCAACATGCTTTGTGAAGGTGACCCAAAGGTTGGAAGATGCCATTTGTGTTCTACCGTAGGTACGGTCGTATACGTTAATCTCAGGGCGAACTGAGTGGTAGAGTAAAGGTTAAGCAGGGGCTGTTGAACACACCGCGAACACCTCAGCAGAATCTGCTCTGGGGTGTGTGAGGCAATGGTTTTAAACATCTGCTAGAAGGAGTGGGCGCACGTTGAAGGAGAGGATTGCTTCATGTGTGGCTTTGAAAATTGCTTTCTCATCAGCTGTAGTCTGCGGGAGGTTTGGAGTCCCAGTTAGTAACCTCTTGAGGAGACTAGAGTTCTGACCGTACTTTGCACCTACATCAATCAGGGAATTCACATCTTGCTTGTAGAGGCTGTAGAAGCTATTCCATGCCAAGGACTAAGTGTGGTTCGCCATACTCCGACAGAAACTGTGAGCCGAGCCCTGAGCTGAGTTTTGAACAGACCTGGGAGTGAAAGGAACTTCATACCGGGTGAAAAACTAGAGGGCTGATTCAGTGAAAGGGTTTCCACGAACATTGACAGTAACACGACCACGATTAACGTTGAATGCGGTCGAGTAATGAGGGTTGCGTTCTCGATCTACTTAGCACTTGTCAGAGAAGAGAGAAAGGATTAGAGGGACACCCAGGTGTCTTTCAGCGGAAGCGTTGACCAAACGGACTGTGCCTCGTGAAAAGATTCTTGGGGAAAAGCATTCGTACATGTTCCAGCACCCTTTGTTGCCACCTCGAGAACTGAGGAATGTCGAGACAACGAAATCATCTATTATGCTAGTGTAGAAGACCAAAAGCCAACTAAATGCGAAGAGCAAAAATAGGACGGGATAGGGGGTAATGGAAAGGAAGTATTCAGTCGAGTAGTAAGACCCACAGAAGCACAGCCAAAGTAGACCCCAAAGAGCTCCGGGGAGATTGAGGTTCGAGACCTAGTCTACAAAATACCCGAGAAGGTACAAGAAGTACTAAGTACGCGACTGTTTATATTCTTGGGCTGAGACGATGTGAAAGAGAACGAAAATAGCGTAGCAGATTGCTGGGGGGCTCATTAAGACGTTCAAGTAAACTCGAAGAACGGTGCTCTGTCTTTATCTAGCTAGGACGGAAACCACAAGCATAATGTTCAAGCAGTAGATGGTCAAAGGAAGGATGATTATCTACCCTGAAATAATAGCTATGATAGGGAACCAGCTAGTAAGGACGGCTATGGTATGGGATATGTCATAAATGATCATTTTCACATAATACCAGATTATTCTAATGAAGAAAAACTACAAGGCAGTCAGTAGCAACACTAGGAGAGCAGTACAGGTCGAATCGAAGGTAGAGAAGTCGGTTACAACTTGATACCAAAGACTTTTTACAAACGTTGACCAGAGTTTCTTCAGGACTATGATCAGAGTGACAAATGAGAAATCAAACTCAAAGTCAGGATCAAAGCCGTACTCCTCTTTGGTACGTTCGCGCCATTCTTTTTGATCCTGCGCGTGTTGGCGGAATCGATCTTCTTATCGGTACTAAGCACGCTGAGATTTGACGCGCGCCGCTTCGGCTTGAGCACGACCGTTCCACCTTTTGTCAACTACTCCCTAGTCTTCACAATGTGAATAGGGGCAGAAAGCGACGACAAGGTAGGAGCTGAAGAAAGCAAAATCTTCAGGGCCATATCTGGAGTTGTGGCCATAGACGGGAACATGCTGTGGGGTATAGACACCATCTACACAGTGGAGGCTGTGAGTGGGGTCCTACCAGCTTGAGAAAGTGTATCCTGATTACGCTTTCTCACACTGGTCGTTAATCGCAATGGACAGGTTCTTGCAGTCCGACTTGTCAGGATGAGTTCTAAGAAGAAGCTTGCGACATATCTTCTTCACGGCAGCTACCGGTGTCTCATCGGGGATGCACAAGAAATCAAATGGGTCTCGTGAGAACCCACATCCTGCGACGTCCGAAAAAGTACCGGCGTTTGAGAAGTCACAAGAACCATAAGCTCCGCATGAGCTAAAGAACTATTGTGTCTCTCGGGTATCCGCGGTCCAATGCTGAAGTTGGACGCGCTCGACTGGAGCTTGCGCATCGTCAGCATGATCCATCTCCTCCTCCTCGTACCCATTTATCGACTCCCTGATCTCCCACTTAGAGTCAACGATGATTTCGTTGATCTTTCTCTTCTAGAAAATGGAAGGGAAGTGCGACTTCTTCATACTCGCTGCTGCCAGGTAGGATACTCTGCAACAAGGCTCAACCAAGCGTTCTATATCTCCGTACAGGTGAGCTTCGAGATTAGTGACGGCTGTAAGGCAAGTCTTGTCGTGCGTGGGGAGGTTGAGGATGTTTACCTTGGCCAGCTTCTAGAAGTTGAAGAAGTTCACGGGGTTCTCCACCTTCTTCTTGGTTGCCCGGCGCTTTTTATCGGCATGCGCAAGGAGAGCGGTCGACGCATCACTGACCTCTAGACCTCCTTTCAGATATGAGGTCATGACGGTGTGGTAGTCACGGGCGGTAAAGCCTGTCTCCTGGGAGCGAACGTCTTGGAGGACATAAGCGTGTTTGCCGTCATGGAGAATCCATGAGCGTGAAGCGGACGGGTTTCTGGCACTCGGGAAGAGGAGATCGAGGTCAGATTCCAGGGCTTTCCCAAATTCCGATGAGCGGATATCGAACATGGGGATCCTGAACGCACTGGCTAGGTGTTGCCCTTGCTGATGAGAGGGCCCTAGCGGGTGCTTGTCGACAAATGCTTTGTGGTCACCCTCCCAGTCCAAGGGGCAGTCCTTTTTACGTGAAAAGAGTATCGCGTGGTTAAGGCAGCCGCCATTTGGCATACTGTAGATGCGGAGGTTCCTTCCCTTATTCTTATAGATTAAGTTCTTGCTCCTGTCGTAAATGATGGTATCATACGAGAGGACTGGGGGAACGTCATCTTCAGAATCAGAGTGAACTTCTGCGGGTTCTTCACGGAGACCTGAGGGGTCTGTGGTGGCCTGAGTCTCGTAGTGTCCGTAGGAGAGTGACATCATGGAGGTGTGCAGGTCGTGAACTGAACCAAGGGTGTCGCCGAGAGTGGCGAATGCAGGGTGCATTTTGTTGAGGTATGCAGGGTCATAAGTGGTGGTGCGCCTGCAAGCATTGCCGAATTCCCAGTGGTTGTCCTTCACTTTCTTTGCTTCGACGTAGCGGATAGCGAACGGGGGGGAAACCTCTGGGATGTTGGGGTCCTACAATCGAAGGACGGGAGCAGCTCCCTGCTGGGATTCAAGAGTGTGCAACTCTATCTGAACCGCAGCGTCTAGAGCATACATCCCAACTGTTGCCTGCATCTAGTGTGGGTCGGTTCCCCACTGCATTCCCCCAGGCCCAGTGAAAAGTGTGGCGAAGGGGGAGATTTCTTACCCGGAGGGAAGAATATCGTTCTCATGCAACACGGTGATGAGCTTGGTGAGAGCGATCATCGCACAGGACGGAAAGTTTGGGTCCTGCACGGTAAGGTCGACGGTGGAAACGTTCCGACCGACGAAGCCTTCTACCCGCGCGCTTGGAATAGCGCCGGTGGCGGGTAGTGCCAGCCTTGGTTGGCAGTCGACGAGATAGCCTTTTACAAACTCAGCGTCGGTGGATCCTTATCCTTCGTACCGACGCCCGTTATAGACTATGCTCGC